GGTGTTGAGCGCTCGCTCAATTCCCACAAAGATGATGGCCAAAAAGGTCATCGCCTCGATAGGAAAGGTGAGCGCAGAACCCATAGACGCGAATTTGGATATGGATATAACTCCATAACCATCAACATCAACTTTTGTGGAACGACAAGCCTGAATGGCCTTACGCAATAGGCCAGACGGGCGTGTCATTTCCATGACTAGTTGATTCGAGACTCTATCGGATGCTTCGCTCAGATCGAGCGTTGCAAGTTCACCCGAAAGTGAACCTTCTTTGGCCAGACGCTGATTTGGCGTCTGATCATCGAATCCGAGAAAGGAACCAAGATGGAAATCCTTGATCCCTTCGATGATAAGGGGGAGGAGGGACTGTTGTGCATATTGCATAGCAGTCGGCTCTATCCCGATTATCCTCGGAGTCTTGAGCGTTTTAGGGACGGAAATTATCCTAACGGGTATTTCCGCCTCAGGTTCGAGGATGTCGACTACGGCAAGCTCCTCGAAGTACGAGGGACTTGGGAGGAGGTAACTTTCCATTGGAAAGCTCTCCTCCAACCGTCTGGGCCAGGTACGTTGGCTGTATTTTGCATTCCCATGCAATCTATCAGCGGTCGCACCTGGACCATGCTTTGGGATGGGCGGATCGAGATAGATCTTACGATCTATAGCGATGAGCATATCCCGATAAAGCGTTGTCGATACACGGCGGAATGCCTCCAAATCAATGGGGCTTCGACGTGCGTCTTCAACGACGACATCCTGCTCACACTCGACGTACCCACGATACGCACCCTTCTCACGCGCATTGCTGCACGGGAGAAGGATCTTAGAATACATCAGCGTTAGCTGACGTATAGCTAGGATTGCGTCCGTATCTGGACTATCGAGCAACACACCAGAATCTCGGTCAAACACTTGATCCAGGAAACCTCCTAGAAATAGGGGGAGACCTCTCTTCCTGTGGAAACCACAGAAGGAGCTGGGATCTACGCATCTTTGGTCAAGACTTCTTTCGAAGTCTTTTCCAAAGTCCGCAAGGGTAATCGTGAGAAACGAGAACCCTTCGTGCTTGACACGAGTCATGACAGTTTTAATGTCATGGGTGGTGCTTGTGCGACATCTGATTGCTGATTCCTCAGCAATCA